AGTGGTCCTGTGATGCTTGATGGTGGAGAAGGATCAGCAATGGAGGTTAATTTAACTATTTATACTGCTGGATCAGGAGGAGATATGAAATATTTTGCTCAATGGTCTTTGCATGATGTCGGCAATAATGCTTATGAGAATAATGATAATGTATTTATACACAAAAATAACAATACTATTAATCATTTAGGTTTGCCAGAAAATATAAACTTTCAAGTAAAAGTTTCAACTTCTGGGGATATTTATAGTGATGAAATTCTCAGCGAATTAAATCCTTATGATGCGGCTGCTGATTTTTGGCAATATGAAGGAGATAGATCAAGCCATTTGGATGGGCCTGAACATCAAATCACATACTGTAATGAAATAGTAAGAACTGAAGACCCTGGGAATATAGGTTTTGATACAGAAGGAAATTCAGCAACTTATGAAAACTTAGCTTATGCAGGATTAAGGATTAACAGTTCAAAAGAGTGGACAAACTTCAGTCAATTTTCTGCTTACTTTAAACAAGGAGTTGTAGTTGAAAGTTTAATAGATGGAACAACAAAGGCTACAAGTTTATTTCCTGAAATTGCTTATGCCTTATTAACAGATAAAACTATAGGAGCTGGTGCTGTTATTAGTGCTACTTCTGTCGATAAAGATAATATGATTATTGCTGCAAAATTCTGTAATGCGAATAAGTTGTTTTGGGATGGAATGATTTCAAATAAAGTAAATTTAAGAGAATTTATTTATCAGCAAGCTGTTTTTTCTTTATTAGATTTTACGATTATTGGTGGAAAGTTTAGTCTTTATCCGTCGGTTCCTTTTAACTATGATCCAGCTACAGGAGCAGGTGATTTTACTATAAATTTAGAAGGCAAACCAACAATTAAAGCTATGTTTACTGATGGAAATATTAGTGACCTAAATGTATCTTTCTTACCTCCAGAAGACAGACAAGCATTTAAAGCTAATGTTCTTTATCGTTTAGAACAAGAAAATGGTTTTCCTGAAATAAAATCTGCTGTTGTTCGTTTGTTTGGAACAGATCATGTAGACGATCCATTAGAAACTTTTGATTTAAGTGGTTTTTGTACTAATCGCAATGCTGCCTTAACTTTTGCAAAATACACACTTGCTTTGCGTAAACATTTAGACCATACAGTAAGTTTTAAAACTGCTCCTCATTTTATTAACGGTGTCAGACCTGGCGATTACATTAGAGTTTTTTCAACAACACAGCATGTAGATAGATTTAATAATGGTGCAATTTTAGATGATGGAAGTGTGGTAAGTAAGGACACTATCAGCGGTAGCAAGACTTTTTATTATTGGAATCCATCGACAATTGTAAACAATGAAATTATGGAAGTTGCTGAAGCTACTGAGAATTTTTCAAATCCACTTGCTGCTCAATACAGAGGATCTTTATTTACGATAAAAGAATCAGAAGCATCCGATCAGTGCTACAAAGTAGAAAGTATTACTTTTGGAGATGATGGGCTTGTGGAATTATCTGGCTCGTACGCAAAATTAACAAGTGACGGTAAACTAGCAATGTTACAAAATTGGTCTAGCGTTGGCAGTCCTGTTTTTGATTCTGAGGATTAATGGCTACTGAAAGACCTTTCCCAACAGTAAAACCAAATACTAGGAGCTACACACCCGGCACCTATCCAAGTACAGATTTTGAATCTTTAGACGGGACCAAAACACATATTCGTTATGGAAACAAACGAATAAATGCCACATTGCAATTAGGTTTTTCAAATATTACCGATGCTGAAACTTATGAGATTCTTGAAAACTATAGAGAAGTCAATTCAGTTTATGATTATGTGACTTTTTCTTCTTCAAACGGAACGGCAGGAGTAGGTAGCACAAACCTTTCTAATTACTTTCAAGAAGTTGGATCAGGTTTAAAATGGCGTTATTCTAAGCCTCCTTCTGTTACAAGTACTTTTAAAGGTATGAGTAATGTAAGTTGTAGTTTTGTTGCTTGCCTCGATTCACCGTAGAATAAACACAACGTATTGATTTTTTAGGTCGTGCCTTTTTATAGCGGAAAAGACGGGCAACTATTTATTGACGGCACACAGGCCGCAAAAGTTCAGTCTTGGTCTTTTTCTAGTTCACAAGCTGTTCTTGAAACAACAAGTCTAGAAGATACAGATAGGACAATTGTTGCAGGTGTTCGCAGCTATAGCGGCAGTGCAAGATTATTTTACTATCAAGCTAGTGCTGGCTCTGGTGGAGATGTAACAACGCTAATTAATAAATGTATAAAAGCAGGAAGCAGTGAAGGAGATGGAACGGCTGCTGATTCTAGTTCTGCTTTGTTAAAACTAAAAATTGCTGATGGTTCTGCTAATGGTCGTTTTATTACTTTTTCGACTTTAATTACTGGAATTGCAATGAATAGTGCTGTTGGCGAAGTGCTAAGTGCTGACATTAGTTTTGAAGCAAATGGAGCACCTACAGAAGTACTTCTTTAAATCATGGGTGTTTATTTTGGGCAGTCGGGTGAAATAGCCCTTAAAAGAGATGCACTTCAATCTGCTTTGCAGACGAAGCTAGATCCTTCTGATGTAAACACTTCAACAAAAAGATTTAGTGTTGACCATAGTTCTGGCTCATTACTAACAGGAGATGAGATTGAGATAGAAACAGTTGATAAATCTAACCTTGAATTAGTAAGCGGTCATAGTTATCCAGATGGAAAATGGTTTGTAAATGTAGATCCTGTTGGCGGCTTAAGATTATTTGATACTTTTTCAAAAGCTATTGAAGGTTTAACAACTAATGCTTTAGCTCTTGTTACTCCTAGTGCTACTAAAGATATTTTAATAAGAACTAAAAATGAAAAATTTAGGCACGTTGCCAATGTAAAAGATTTTGAGATGACAACCAGTAGAGAACAAGTTGATTTGACAAATCTTGGAGATGAATTTAGAAATCAATATGAAGCTGGTTTGATTAGTGGTCAAGGCTCTATGACCTGCATCTGGGAGCATCGTTATTATGATTCAGATAGAAAAAATGAATATGGAGCTGAGTCTGAATTTCCGTTTTATTTAGCTCAATTAATTATTAGGACACAACAGGGAGCAGATTTTGATGGATTGTTTTATATCTACCGTGACACGAACAACAGAAGAAATAATGTGTATTACGAAGCAAATTGTTTAATTACTAATGTTGCTGTAACTGTTAGTGCTGCTGAAGTTATTGAGACAAGAGTGGAATTTGTAACTAATGGTGTTATTCGTTTAAAGACTGGTGATACTGCTGGCTACATCCTTCAAGAAGATACAGATAAGATTCTTCAGGAAAATGAAAGTCCCATATTGCAGGAACAGGTTTAAACTATTGCTAACGGTTTTTAGTTAGGAGTAAATGGCTGATCTTCAGATAAGTGCTTTACCAACGATAAGTGAAGCAAATATACAAGGAACTGATGTTCTTGCTCTTGCTGATCTAAGTGCTACCGAAACAAAAAAAGTAACGGTAAAAGATTTAGTAGCGGCGGCTGTAGCTCTTTTAGATACTGGAGACATACCAGCAGCCAAGGTTGCAACGCCTTTTGCTGCTAACGCAGTAGCAACGGCAACGCTCCAAAACTTAGCGGTTACAACTGCCAAAATTGCTAATGGAGCGATAACTGCAACGCAAATAACAGATGCAACAATAACGGGAGGAAAATTAGCTGCTGACACAATTACAGCAACTCAAATTGCTGCAAATGCTGTAACAGCTTCTGAGCTAGCTGACAACGCTGTTGATACTGCTGCTATTGCTAGTGGATCTGTAACTACTGTAAAAATTGCTGATGCAAATGTTACTTATGCAAAATTAAATTTAAGTGATGGTGATATTCCTGCGGCAAAGTTAACAAGTGGAAGTGTTACGGCAACTCAGTTAGCTACAAATTCAGTTACAGCAAATGAGTTGGCTGACAATGCTGTTGATGCAAACGCAATTGCTAGTGGAGTAATAACAGGAGCGAAGATTGCCAGTACAACTATTGCTGCTGGAAATATTGTTAATAACACAATTACAGGAACACAGATTGCAAACGGGGCAATAAATACAAATCAAATTGCTAATAATGCTGTAACTGCTGAAAAAATATCTGGGACATTAGAAGCTACTTCTCTTGCTGATAATGCGGTAACAACTGCAAAGATTATTGATGACGCAGTAACAAGTGCCAAGCTTGCAGCAAA